GTCACCGCGTAACACGCGAACCCTGTACTGGTGGATCCGTCTTCCAGAGAAAAACAGATACGTGAGGTTGCGCACCCAATTTTAAATTGGGGTACGTAGCGTGCAGAGAGTCTCCGACACTACTACCTCCTCAGGCAGAAAATAAACTACCTGCGGCGTATCGAGGAATTTTACTTCCCCGGTACTCCATTGACAGAGCTTCTCTATCATTGGACCGAACTCCCCTCCCTGTGGCGGGTTAAGTTCGTCGCGCGCCTTCTCTAGATTTTTGAGTAGGCGGGCTTCCCTCTTTTCCCAAGGCAAAACGTCATACGCTTTGTCCTTGTATGGATCTTCGCCGTGACGGCGAGAGACCTCGGGACATATCATGTTCCGGAAAAGATAAGGTCGGTCGATGTTGTTAAGAGCATCATCGACTGTGGTCAATCCGTGGCGCTTCGCCACGGTGACCTTGTCGCTGAAGCGCATATGCGCCCAGTCGGCATCAGGTACTCCAGATAATAGCTGGAGACCTGCGTCATCAACGCCGAGAGTTAACTCGGCGTTGGACAATACTTCCTTCACCTGTTCTTGAACAGCGTCTAAGGAAACCCCCCGGGCTCGAGCGTTCGTGGCGAAGTTCGCCAGCGTACGCCTCACCTGAAGGTTGGCAGTCCCATCAAAGACTTCTTTGATAGACTGTAGTACTATCCACGGAGTTTCCTCCGTGAATATCTTCCGCAATTCGCTCTTTGAGCGATGGAAAGATGGAGATCCAATACCACCCAGTTTTACTGGGAGGTATCGGGTTGACAAGAGGGTGGGAAGGAAACCTTCCATCCTCTGTTCGAAGCGTGCCGAAGCCATGGGAACCATGGCTTCGAAGCCGCCGCCGAGCCAGGACAACATGCCTTGCATTTGTCTTGCCTTGCCAATGGCAGGGTTTGGCTCATCTTTTCCCTCACACTCTTTGGAGCATGGAGAGAACAGCCGGACTTTCATCGCATCGATGTGAGGCTGGCGAAGGTAATCACGGGAGTGGAGGGGTGTCTCGACGCCCCACACCTCTGATTTCTTCAGTCCTACTGTGCAGATCATCTCTTCACAGTAGAATGCACCACGAGAACTTATGAAGTTCTGCGGCCACGATACGGACATTCCGTTTAAACCGTGGTTCGTCGTGATACGACGAAGGTACTGGATTGGGCCCTGACCAATGTGGTCATCACCCGAACAAGCGAAATGTCGCCACGGTTTTGTGGCGGCACCTTTGCTTGACGACAGACGGAAGAGCAGCTCTTCGTCTGTCGCCCCCAGCATTCCAAACTGGGATCGGAAAAAGGCTTCCCACTCGGCACAAATGTTGTGCAGAGTCAGAACCAATTTCGCCCCGGGGTCTCCCATAAGGATGCCTCGGGTGGTGAGCTTATCGATGTTATCATCGAGATCAGTCTCATACCGTCTACCAGAGCATAGTAGCTCGTTTGACGTCTTCAAGTATTGGGAGTCTTCTCCCAACCCTTGGATGAACCCTTCGACCATCGCTTCAGAGTACTCATGAGTACAGAAATCTGTTGCGGTTGTCAGATCACTGCTTAGGAAGTACGTGGTCTGGTTCGTGACAGGCCCCGCATTGCGGAGCCTCTTCACCCATTCGTACAGTTGCCACCCGCGGGTCAAACCCGCGGTAACCGACGGATGGAGTTTAGCCAAACCTAAGAGGTGGTGGCTAAACGGCTGGAGGAAGATTGTCAACCAATCTTCGCCGACCGTGACAACTCGGGACTTTGCCCCGGGTTCTCCTATCGCACTAGCCTTTATTGACGGTGCGACAGTACCAGTTCTTAACTGGTCTTCCGACTTGTACGGAGTACCTAGAAGACAGTGGGTTTTCAACCCTTCTTCTATGGACCACTGTAACAGTTGATATCCTGTTACGGCGTCCAACCCGTAAAGCGGATCCTCGTATTTGAAGTTTTCAAAATCGAGGACCATGTCCTCGGCGCTTTCGCCGAGTTCATCGTGTGGACGATGCACGGGAGAGTCCCGACACATCGTTTGCCACCTCGGCCGTCCTCGCCTGAGCGAGTACGGACGACCGAACCAGGTCTCTCCTTGAGAGTCCTGGTCCGGAACGAACCTGCACCAGTGTCGAAATTTTATCGACACTTCGGCAGCCCTACCGCCTTCTTTCACGCTCGAATCAATCGAGGCACTGGAAGTCAGCGATAGGTGTCCAAGACTTTTGAAGTTCTTGGGTTTCAACTCTTTAACCGAACGCCCGAACAGGGTGCTGATCCGCCTGAGCAACGCTCGGCGGGTCTCGGTTATAACCGGGATTGAGGTTAAAGTCCCTACGTGCTTACGTAGAGACGCCTCCCTGGTACCCTTGTTACCAGCAGGAAAGTTCCTGCCGGTAACTAGGTGAAGAAGGCGGGTTGACTCCGCCTTCGACACCACGCCGCGATCCCAGACTGCAAGCAGCCAGGGACAAAGCTTTCCCCAGAGTGGAGGGAGCTCCTTGAGGCCAGGCCTCTCGTCGCCAAATCCCGGAAAATCATCCGGGGTTTCTGGAGCGTCAGTCAAAGACTGAAGCGCCTTCCAGCGCAAACAAACGGAAAATTTCTTCCACTGTTTGCAGACTTGATCGCTGTTGTGAACAGCTAGTCCATAAGCCCAGCGCATTAACTTAATGTACTCAGGCATCTCTCGAAAACGTCTGACGTTTTCGGGAGTCGACATCATCAAATTATCATTGATGGCCTCGATGGTATTGCTCAACCGCTTGAGCGAATACCTGTTCATCTTACAGATTTTATCTGAGACGGACTTGCACAGATACGGAAGACACTTCCGCACTCTTGCTGATCGGGATTGGTAAGTTTCTGACTTACCAAACCCCCCTATTAAGACAACCAATGGTTTGTCGAAATAGATGTCCAAACTGCGGGAAAGTCCGAGCAGATTGGCGTTAGGGTCCAAGGACCCTGGAACTTGGTTAATGTTTTCACATTTTCCCTTCAGTGTATCTGAAGCCGGAGCCACAGGCATGAAAGGAAGTTTC